TTCTTGTATATCGGTTATTCTTAAATGTTTCTCCCTCAGAAGTGATAAGCAAATCCTTTAAACCCATATCCACACCAATCGACTTGCCAGTATTCTCGAGAGAGGTTATACATTCTTCTTCCGTAAAAACAGAAACGAAATATTTTCCACTTGGTGTCTTTGTGATAGTTACCTTTCCTATTTTACCTTTTATCTCACGGTGTATGCGACATTTTATACCCTCCTTGAACTTGCGTATAAAAAGTCGCCCACCTGCTACAGATGTAGATTGTGGAACAGTAAAACTATTTTTAGAGTGCTTGGATTTAAACTTAGGAAACTTAGCACGCTTCTTAAAGAAGTTAGTATAAGCTGCATCAAGAGAGCGAAGGA